CAGTCCACAAATATCTGCTATTAGGTTTGAGAGCTTTTGAGATGTCTGATCTAGATCAACTCGAAGTCTACACTCAACTTCCACAGTTCTTCGGGATCTTCAATACGTCCCATAACTGTGACCACCTTAACCGGGGTGACATTTAAGTTGCGAATTCGTGTCACATCACCACAAGGGGTTTTCAAGTAAGCTACATAGAGGTCAGGATCACCCAACTTCTCGTCCATTTCTTGTAAATCAAACAATTTCTTGCCACCTTTTCCAAGATCAAAAAGATGTAACTCTTGTGCATCACTAAGAGTTCTAAACTGTCCATTCGGTCGTTTAGGAAGTTTAACAAAAGTAACAATCATGTTAGTCATGGTCCCAGAGGCATAAGTAACTGGCCTCGACCGAAAAGTCTTTGTAACATCATCACTGCCAACTGTAAAATAAGCCAATTGGATTCCACTACTGGCTGTTTCACCAGAAACAGGACCGCCAATTCTAAAGGTTGATGTCGAAAAGAAACAATCAGAAGCAACAGTCAAGTTTGTGTAAGTGGAACCAGCACTAGAAGTTACAGCAGCCACACTATTTGTAGTATAGATGTAAACTTCATAATCCCCAGGAGGACAATTGGTTAAATCAAAATCAATTTGTTGGCCAGAACCGACATTAGTGGCTGTAATAGGAAGGTCTCCAGAAAATCCAGTGGATGAATCAATGGGAGCAGCAGCTGAAGGAGCAGCCATAACGACTTTGAAAGTCAAATCACGGGCTGACAAACGGGGCTTGAAAAATGTTACATCATATGTAACCCACAGTTCACCAGCTGTATAAACGGCTTGCATACCTTCAGTTGCCAATTCAAATCTCCCCAAATCATAAAATCGAGGGTCATCAAAGGCAGTAGTATCAGCTGTCCTAACAAACAATCGTTGTAGGACATTTTGCGCAGGTTTGCACTCTACTGGATGTGCCAAGGCTCGATAAGGGGCTGCGGAACAACTGAATTCATAAGACTCCATAGTCAATTTGTCCACAAAGGGAGGTCTCAAAACATTATAATGCGTGGCCATAACAACAACTCCCTGAGCAGGGTTCGTACTATTAAGGGAAGTAGAAGAGGTTGGATTATACACGAAAACCAACCCATTTATCTCATACTCCTCAAAATTTTGAGCAATGTTTGACAACCACGGAAAAGTGACTGAGTTCCCAGGATTAATCAATAAGCTTTGGGAAATGTTGAAAGATGTAGAAGTAGAAACGTTAGTCAAAAATTCTTTATGACATACGCGAATACCGTGTTTCTCAGGAGAAAAGGATGGCACACCACCACCTCCAAGGGTATTTTCTTCAACCTTATAATCACCCTGACCGGTAATTTTTGATAACCATGACATTGCCTTTTCACCCAAACGGGCACCCATAGGGCCACCAACAAATTCACCACCAAGTGAACCTGCGGCTCTCATAGCTTTTCCAATCAGAGTGACTTCTTTTTTAGAAACACCGGATTCCTTACTTTTATTGTTTTTGTTCTTCTTTGGCGTAACGCCTTTTGCTGACTTAGAGGGAACAGCATTCCTCATTTTAGATCCTTTCTTGACAATAGTAACACAAGAGGCTTGTCGGGCCTTCTTGCGAATTTGTTTACCGGTTTCCCGACTCTTCTTTATTGAAGACAAGGCTCGAATGTTCCAAATAATATGAAACAAGGCTCCAAACACAAAAGTAAAATCATAAGGCTTGGCAACCTGTGAGACCAACAATCCTAAAGAAGGAAAAGAAAAATGTAGAGCCCACAAAGGTACAAATGTTTCTTCCCTCAACAAAGATTCAGCTAAAGCAACGAGAAATGAACTAGTCATGATTCCGAAATAACTTCCTCCAAAAGCCGTGTAAATAGAATATTTGACACACTCTTCTAACAGAGGAACAACATAAGTATTAATGTCTTGGAAATCATCAACATCATGGAACACTTCTTTGGGTTCGTCGATAATCTGATAATGGGGATCGTAATGATCTAATGGATTGTCGTTGTCGTGATTTGAACCTTGTAATAGAACTTCACTATATAAAATACAAGGCAAATCTTTAAGACATAATTGAGTCAAAATGACTTCAATAGCATAAATTTCAGCCAAATCAATCCCATACAAGGCTGAAAAATTCTGGTAAGTGATTTCAGTCGGAAAATCAATCTCACAATCACTAGTCTGCCATTCACTTCTAGCTTCATGAAACAATGGCCTTGCTGAGTCGTCAGTAGCAAGTGCCACCATGAATGGTCCTATGACAGGAACATGAGCACAAATTGGTAACAAAGAAATGGCGGTACCCCTATTCAATCGGGCACCAATAGTGGCTGGGTGTCTTCCGGTGTTTATTCCAAATTTGGATAACACTCTAAAAGGTTTAACACCCCATTTCAATTTGTGTCCTAAATCATAAAACCTACCAGAACAATACTCTAATGTGTCCAAATTGACAGCCTTCAACTTTGCTGTCAAACCTAAAGCAGCATAGCGCTCAATAAGCTGCTCAGTTGTAAATTTGGTCTTGGCGCCAACAAAATTGTCGTCGCCTTTGAACACACCGATCAAGTCAGGGTCATCAAAAACATACAGTGTGATTAGGATATTCAATAACGAATTAAGTGATGAAGTCCAACTATCACCGGATCTACGACCCCAATCACAAGAAAAATTAACCCCAATGTTGCTTTTACCAGAAACAGACGTCCAATGCTGTCGAATAATATGCCAAGCGGGTGGTTGCTCCGGTAAGTTATCGATCAACCATCGTTCCAAACACAGGAAGTCATTTAACATTGAACCATCCCAGTTTGACACATCAACTTCATACAAATCGCCGTAAGCTGCACACTGTAATGCCTTAACTCCTAATTCAGTGGCTGTTAAATCTGAATCATAAGTCAATCTGTGATGTAAATCGAACAGATCTGACAACCACTTAGAAAAGGCCCAAAAGTAGGAACCAACCAACGCTTGAAATTCGTCTTGTCTGCAATGAATCATTCGAGGTTTAAAAGCATCAGCCGTCTTCCCCAAATAAGCTTCAATTTTAACAAACAAATTGGAAATATACATCTGAGCATGGGTTAATCCATCCTCATTCAAAAGCATTGGTTGTCTTCTTCTGGAAGGCAAATGCTGCACATAATCACGAAAGGATTTATACTGAGTGTTCAAGATCAAATGCATGACAAGCCATTCTTTACTAAATCGAACAAATTCATCAACAAAAACTGGACTAAATGAACGATCAAATAAAAATCTAATGGTCAAAGCATTATGAAGATCATGAGCACATCCTTTCGGAATAACAAGAGTGGCACCATCTATTATGCATCCATAAGGCTTGAACTCTTTTTGAGAACAAACCAAATTTTTAGGATAAGGTGAAATTTTAGCTCCACTTCTCAAAGGTTTAGTGGAAATTCCATCTGAACAGGTGGCGGGTATCGAAAAATTGCATGCCTTTACGACCAAAGTGTCACTAACCATGCCATATAGAATCGATCGACCATATGCCAGTCTACGAACAGCGTAAACATAAGACCCAAAATTCAAAACTCCTAAGGTGTAGATAATTTTAACAGGACCAGGCAAAAAGAAAGCAGCCAATGATCCCAAACCCCACAACCCATAAAGAAGCTTCGAAAGAAAAGTCTGATGCAAGTAGTCTTTGCAACAAGCGGCGGCATCTTCAGCCGCTTCAGTGGTAAAAAATGTTGAAAAACAATACTGATCAATTTTAATATCTGTAATTTGGTTTCTAGACTTCATCAAAAACATCATGCGGCGTTGTCCCTCAGTAAGAATTTGATTTTCTACAATGGAACGAAGATCTCCAATTCTTTGTCTCCAATGCAAAATACCTTCTTTCTCAAGAGAGGCAGCAAACCATTTCGTAATTGCTTCAATGTCATAAACGGATTTAACTCCGAAAAACCTCTGTCCCATCGCTTGACCTAAAGAATCAAACACATCTTTGTAAGCGACAACTGGATCTCTGGGAATACCAAAAAATCCATCATAAACAGATACAAAAGGACCAAAAAACCCTACGATTCGATCAGTGTCCAACAATACTCTGAACCTGTCATTAACAAAGCAATTATATTGGATGTTTGAAGCTTTGTCTAACTCCGTAAATTTTCCATGGACATCGAACTCTTCGGCAACACGAGAGGAACTAATGTCCTTGTACTTTGACAGATAAATCGGATACAACTTAATGACATGTTCACCAAAAAGAGGAATGTCTCTTAACACAACATTCTTATGGACAACTTCTATCTTGGGTTTGACCTTACCAACTACCACATCACCCTCACCAATATCATGAGTTTCAACCTTACGAATTTTATGGTTGTCAGCCACAATTCTTTTCGAGGCCATGTACTCATCAAAGGTTCGAACTCCTGGGAAAACTATTTCTGATTCAGGGGTCGCTGGCTTATCCATGAAATCCACCAATTTGGCACACTCAATTGCTGACAGCCCAAAACCATCATGCAAATGTCGTAAATTGTGAGAAACCAAATAATCAGAAACTTTCAAAGATTGTTGAGTGGGGTCAATTTTGTTTTCCAAACAATATTTTTTCAACACATCGAGTGAAAAAGACATCGGATTTACTAAAGGATTTAAAACAACGATTTCTTTCTCTTCCATCCATTCGCCATAAACGTTCAATACTCGTAAATACGGATCCTGAATTGCGTTTTCGCGCTCTTCTTGAGAAAGATCTTTCCGAAATTCTTCCAAGCCATCAATTGTTCCTTCTACTTTAGCGATGCCATCGGAAATGGATTCAATCATTTCGGTCATAGCTGTGTTCGAAGGCTTGTATTTGTTGGGGCGAATTTCTTCCTTTTTCTTCCAAGTTTTAGGCTTTTTCCCTCTCGACTTGACATTGCTTCCAGCAGCCACCAAGTGCTGGAACAATGAACCGAAATACTCAAAAACTGTAACTTCGGTCTCTGTAACAGGATTCTCCTTCTCCTGTTGTAATACATCAACATCAACTGGAGACACTAACTCCCCAGGTCTGATAACTCCAACAACAATGTTATCAGAAGTGACATACGATACAGTGAAATCTTCTGCCAAAGATTCACCGTCCTCAGTTGCGCATACGCAGCCTGCTGAAGGATCAGTCATGGTTTTGTAAAACCAGAAAAACATCGCTCGTGAGATTTGAAATAACATGGGCGGAGTACAGTTTAAAGGGTACTGATTCCCTAATGCTGAACTACAGCTTGGCACGCCGGCACGTGCAGAAAAAGTCCGGAAAGTTGTAGGAGTAGAGCCCTAACACTCATACTTTCGGCGAGCGCCTGACGGAACTATTATGCCACATTATGCTTCCCAGTAAACGACGACACACATAACATGGAACCACTAGTTCTTATACTTTAGATCGGTTCCCATCTAAAGCAGCGCAGGTCCTCACTACAAAACCCACGTCTAACAAACAACCGGGTTGATTAAT